TGCTTATGATACATCTATCTTCAACGGTGATGCTGTTACTTTAGTTACTGGAGGCACTGTAGAACGTGATACTGCTGACGCAGCTATGACGCCTATTGGTGTATTTCTTGGCTGTTCTTATACTGACCCAACACTTGGTTACAAAGTGTTTAGTCAATATTATCCAGCTGACACTGCCGCATCTGATATTAAAGCTATCGTAGCTGACGGTACAGATATTCTGTTTAAGGTTGCTGTTGTATCTTCTGGTACAACTATTGGCGATCTTGCTATTACAGATATTGGCGCGAATGTAGCAATGGTGAATAACGCTGGTGATACTACTACTGGTAATTCAAAAAATGCTATATCCGACACATCAGCTACAACTGCTACTCTACCTTTACGTATTGTAGATCTTGTAGAAGAAACTAGAAACTCGTCTGGTGGTTATACTGAAGCTCTCGTTAAATGGAACGCAGGTCATCAGTTTAATAACACTACTGGCGTATAAGGGAGTAATGTAAAATGGCAATTTCTCGCGCACAGTTACTCAAAGAACTGTTACCTGGTCTAAACGCACTGTTTGGGCTAGAATACGCAAAATACGGTGAAGAACACGCCGAAATTTTCGAAACTGAATCTTCTGATAGATCTTTTGAAGAAGAAACAAAACTATCAGGCTTCTCAGCTGCACCTGTTAAAAACGAAGGCTCTGCCATCGAATATGACAATGCTCAGGAAGCTTGGAGCGCACGTTATGTGCATGAAACTGTTGCAATGGGTTTCAGTATTACAGAAGAAGCTATCGAGGACAACCTCTATGACTCTCTGTCATCACGTTACACAAAAGCATTAGCTCGTGCTATGGCGTACACAAAACAAGTAAAAGCTGCATCTGTTCTGAATAATGCTTTTGCCGCAGGAACCACTTATGGTGACGGGCAATCTCTATGTTCAACTGCACACCCACTTGTTTCTGGTGGTACAAACTCTAACACTCCAGCTGTAGCAGCTGACTTGAATGAGACTTCTCTTGAAGCCGCTATCATTCAGATCGCTGGTTGGACAGACGAGCGTGGACTACTTATTGCGTCTCAACCTAAGAAGCTTATCATTCCACCAGCACTGCAATTCGTTGCAACACGTCTGTTGGAAACAGAAGGTCGAGTAGGTACAGCCGACAATGACATTAACGCAATCATGAACAATAGTTCAGTCCCAGGTGGTTACTCTGTAAATCACTATCTAACTGATACTAATGCTTGGTTCTTAATGACAGACGTTCCTAACGGTTTGAAACACTTTGTTCGTACACCAATGTCTACATCTATGGATGCAGATTTTGATACTGGCAACAGTCGTTATAAAGCCCGTGAGCGTTATTCATTTGGCGTTTCAGATCCTCTAGGTGTGTTTGGGTCACCTGGAGCTTAATGTATCGGGGCAGTATAACGCTTTTTTTCTCCTTTGTTGTTGTGTGTTGTATTGCCCCTTTACTCTCTCTATGTTATAATAATATTAATTCCTGACAGTTTCATGGTGGAACTGACAATAGCCAAGACAGGAGTCTTACATGGCAAATACTACATTTAACGGTCCCGTCCGTTCGAAAAACGGGTTCAAAGATATTACTTCAAATTCAAATACTGGTGCAGTGACAGAAAACATTTCTATTAGTCACGATGGTACTAATAGTGTTGTTATCATAAAAGATCTTCCTACCGCTGATCCTTCAGTTGCTGGACAAATATATAGCAACTCAGGTGTTTTAACTGTTTCAGCTGGTTAAGGAGATAACATATGTCTTCTTCTGATGTATTAACTAAAAGAGTTACAAGCACGGGATCTTTGGCAGTTGGACCTGCTAGAATACGACAAGTCCAAGTTTTAACAAACAATACTGGCGCAGGTCGTTTAACTGTTACTAATGGTAACGGTGGTACTACTGTATTAGATTTAGATTTTCTAGCGTCGGACTCTCACTCAGTTAACATTCCTGATAATGGTATTCGTTGTAGCTCAGATATCTATGTATCTGCGTCAACAAATATTGACGCCTTAACGTTCTTCTATAGCTAGGATAGTTCTATGCGAAGATATTACAAGTCAGGGGGGCGAGTTGATAAAGCCAAAATGGCTTGTAATAAACCGCGTAGAACTCCTTCACACCCAAAGAAATCACATATTGTAAAAGCATGTGAGGGTGGTAAGAAGAAGATTATACGTTATGGTGAGCAGGGTGCTAGTACGGCAGGTAAACCTAAGAAGGGTGAATCTAGACGTATGAAGATGAAAAGAAAATCATTTAAAGCTCGTCACGCCAAAAACATCGCAAAAGGTAAGATGTCTGCGGCATACTGGGCAAATAAGTCCAAGTGGTGATGCGTTATGCCTGTAAAGTCTGAAAAACAAAGACGCTTTATGGCTGCGGTAGCAAATAACAAAGACTTCGCTAATAAAGTTGGAGTTCCAACTAGAGTAGGTAAAGAATTTATGAATATGACAAAAAAATATAAAGCTGGCGGTAAACTAGAAATGGTTGAAAAGGGCGGTAAAAAAGTTCCTTTTTACGCTGCTGACGGTAAAGGAAAAATGATGAGCGGTGGTAAAGTCAAAAAAGGTTATAAGTCTGGTGGTCAAGTACGTGGTTACGGTATGGCTCGAGGCGGTAAAGTATGCAAAATAATTACTATGAAAGGCGCATAAGATGAAAAGATCTGAACGTATGGCTAAATTAAAAGCCGAAAGAAAATTAAAAATGGAACAACGTCGCGCACGTATGGCGGCTAAAAAATCAGGTTCTACTAAACGAGCTTTTGATGATGAAGCAGTAAAGACAAAAGCTTCAGAAGTGTATAAAAAAGCTCTTAGACAAGGTGGCGGTGCTTTTGCAGCGAAGAAACGACGTGAGTTTCTAAAAGATGCTCAGTTTAAAATGGATACTAGGAATACTAAAAAACCTACGAAGACTACTGGGACTACTGGGTCTACTGGGTCTACTGGGTCTTTTGTATCTACGGTTACTCCAAAAGAAAAGCCTAAAGCTCCTCCGAAGTCTACTGTTACTCCAAACAATAAACCCCCAATGGATACCAGAAATCAAGCCACAGTAGATGATCTACGTGAAGGTATAACAGGTGGTAATGATTACTCCAATACTTTTACTCCTGGGAAGAAGCCTACTGGGACTACTGGGACTACTGGGTCTACTGGGTCTACTGGGTCTAAACCTCCAGGTGGAGGTCTAACTAAGATTTTTGCACGGGAGATAGAAGTAAACAGACGTAGGAAGGAAGAACTAGCGAAAAGAAGAGCGAGATTCGCTGCTGCTAAGCTAGAAGAAGAAAAAAGAGACGCCCAGAGACTAAAGGCTCGACGAGAGAGGCAAGCGGAAAACAGAGCAGAGCGGGATAGAAAAGCAGCTCTACTTAAAGAGAAACAAGCTCGAAATTCTGCAAGAGCGGCGAAAAACAGAGCGGAAACAGCTACTAACATTAAAAACTTCTTCAACGAAAATGTATTAGGGCCAAACGGACAACTTAAATCTGGCGGCAAAGTTAAAAAAGGTTACAAAAAAGGTTGTAGCGTTAAAAAAGGTTATAAATCTGGCGGCAAAGTTCGCGGAGCAGGTTGCGTTACAAAAGGAGTGCGTCCTTGTAAGATGCGTTAATATATGAGAAGATATTACAAATCTAAACCCTGTAAGGGGTATAAAAAAGGCGGCTCTGTTAAAGATGAGTGTTATAGGAAGGTTAAATCTCGTTATAAGGTTTTTCCTTCCGCTTATGCAAGTGGTGCTATAGCCAAGTGTAGAAAAGTAGGAGCCAAAAACTGGGGTAATAAATAATGGCAGTCCGTAAAACAGCAAAAGGCAAAGCCTTAAAGCGTTGGTTTAAAGAAGAGTGGGTAGATGTGTCTACTGGTAAACCTTGCGGTCGTAAAAAGGGAGAAAAACGTGCAACTCCTTATTGCAGACCTAAGAAAAGAGTTTCTAGTAAAACACCTAAAACCTCTAAAGAGATGACGGCGGCTCAGAAACGTAAGAAAGTAGCCCAGAAAAGAAAATTAGGGCAACCAGCAGGTAAACCTAGAAGGGTTTCCGCAGTTAAAAGGCGTAAGAAATGACTACATCAGGAACTACATCCTTTAATATGGATTTTACTGAGATCGCTGAAGAAGCTTGGGAACGAGCTGGTCGTGAAATGCGTTCTGGGTATGATTTGCGTACCGCACGTCGTTCTATGAACTTGATGACTATTGAGTGGCAGAACCGTGGTATCAATATGTGGACTATTGATGAAGGAACTATTAACTTAGTTGATGGCACTTCTGAGTATAATTTACCCGCTGATACGATAGACCTTTTAGAACATCAAATACGCACAGGTTCAGGAAATCAAGCTACACAATCTGATCTAACAATTAATCGTATAAGTGTTAGTACGTATGCTTCTATACCTAACAAACTTTCTCGTGGTAGACCGATACAAATATACATAGAACGTTTACGAGATAATCCTGTAGTTAATGTTTGGCCTGTTCCTGACAACGATAATTATGTACTTTACTACTGGCGTATGCGTCGAATAGAAGATGCGGGTAGTGGTATAGAAACTTCTGATATGAACTTTCGTTTCTTCCCTGTACTTGTATCGGGGTTAGCTTATTACATCGCTATGAAAATACCAGAACTAGCGGATAGAATACCTATGCTAAAGGCGGCTTATGAAGAGCAGTTTGAGCTAGCTGCGGGCGAAGACAGAGAAAAAACCTCTGCTCGTTTTGTGCCAAGAATCGGAAGGGTATATTAATGTCTAATAGGTTTGCATCAGCAAAAAAGGCTCTTGCTTTATGTGATGTATGTGGTTTCCAATACAAACTACGAGAGCTGAAAGATTTAATTGTAAAGGGTAGGAATACAAATGTAAAAGCTTGCCCTGAGTGTTGGGATCCTGACCATCCTCAGTTAAAATTAGGTCAGTTCCCTGTGGATGACCCGCAAGCAATAAAAGACCCTAGAGTGGATACTAGCGTTGGTTCTTCTGGGGAATACAGTAGTAGAGATATACAATGGGGTTGGAATCCAGTAGGTGGTGGGCAAGATCCGTATAATCTATCACCAAACAATCTAATTACTTATAGCCATATTGGGCAAGTTGTGGTAGTTATTACATAGGAGTTATTATAATGAATGTTTTTGACGAAAAAGAAGTAAAAGTTACTAAAGATAAAGGTGTGCAACCATGCGGTCATGCACCTAAAGTATCTATGGAAGGCGTTAAAACCAAG